ATATCTAAAACGTACAAAATCTCCATCTACCCATCGTCCAGGAAGAGCGGAAGGTACGCTTTGTTTATTAAAACCGGGTGCAAAATCTACTTTTTTTAATGCCATAAGTGTGTTATATATTAGTTTTATAGAGAATGAAAGTATCTTAATTATGGACTATTTAGAAGTAAAATTTATTAATTTTATTGAATTATGTTACTAAAAGAGAATGAAATAAATTATATAAAAGAAAACAAGGTTTGTTTTGTAAAAAATTTTGTTTCGTTAGAAAGACAGTATGATTTTAATTTACTGAGTGATTTAATGGAAGAGAATAATTTTTCAATAACGCAAAAATCACATTTTGGTAATTTAAAAGACGTATTTCAAATATGTAAAGTAAGTGATTCTCTAAAAGAATTTAAAACATTTTTTGATTTTTTAAGTAAATTATTTAGATATGAAAGAGATCCAAGAGATGAAGTAGATTTATTTTTTAGTTTAGTATCTCAAGTCGGTATTAGTCATGTAGATGTAGAAGATGTTTTTATTATAGGACTTAAGGGAAAAGTTATTTATAGAATTTTTAATGTTGAGAATAAAGATTATAGTATTGAAAAAGGAGATATGATTTTCATACCAAAAGGTATTAAACATAAAGTATTAGCAATAAATCCTAGAATTGTTGCGTCTATTGGATTTTATGGAAATCGTTTAAAAAAACATTAATTTAATGAAAAAAAATATAAAAGAAGAATTTGATATTAATATAAAAGATAATTTTATAGAAGAAAAATTGTATAAATTAATTTATAATAAAATTCCTTTTTATACTTATGGTGAAGATTATAAATATGAAGAAGGGGATAATACTAAAGAGCACTTATTTTATGGATCACCGGTTGAAAAAAATGTAGCTGATTATTTAAGAGAAAGATGTGAGAAGTTATATAATAAAAAATTTAAAGAAAACTATACTGCATATACAATGGTAGCAAGAACTACTCCTATGGTTCATGCAGATATAGGAGCTAATTGTACTCATCAAGTAATTGTTTATATAAGGGGAGATGAAAGTTTACATAGAGGAACAGGTTTTTATGTAAATAATAATGGCAATCATGAGTTAAATACTCATATAGGATTTAAACAAAACAGAGGAATTTTTTGGGAGTCTTCAGCTTATCATAGCCCATTAATATGGAGTGATAATAATCAAAGTAAAAGATTTTCAATCATAGCTCAGTATAAAGAAATATAATAAAAATATGCCTTACGACCATAGAATATCAGATTTAAAATATAAAATTAATGGATTAGTTCCTAAAGAGGTGTGTCATAAAATAATAGAAATATTTGAAAAATATACTGATCTTTCTGGTACTGAAGATAGTTATAAATTTGACACTAAAAAAATAGAAGAAGATAATTTTACTTGTTTAAATTTATCTCAAATAAAAAATCCTAATAAAGATATATTATATGCTTTAAATGAAGCTAAAAAATACATAAGTATAATGATAATTAACTATGAACAATATATTAAATCTAAAAAAATATCTCCTACATTTAATAAACATTTTATTTCTTATTCTGCAAATATTAGAATATTAAAATATGAAAAAGGTCAATTAATAAGAGACCATAATGATATTTCAATGTTAGAAAGAGCTTCTTGTTCATTAAATTTAAATGAAGATTATGAAGGAGGTGATTTTAGATTCTTTGACGGTCAAATAAAAGACTCTTTTAAAACAGGAGATGCTATGATATTTCCAGCGGAACCTATTTGGAATCACGGTACTGAACCTATAACAAAAGGAATTAGATATTCTATTAATTGTTTTTTAAAACCATGCAACTAATATATTCAATACCTGATAAGCTTTACTATATTAAAGATTTTTTAAGTCATGATATGTATAAAGGAATACATAATGCTATTATTAAAGAAAGAAAAAAAATCAACTTACATACTACAAAAGGTATTTGGAGTGAAGATTTAATTAATAATATTGTTCCCCCTTTAAGAACTGAAGTAGGTAATTATAAACCCTTTGAACAATTAAAAGTGTTGGTTAAACATAACGCTTTTTTTCAATTAAAAAATATAGAAAAAATATCAACTACAATTCATTGTATGAAAAAAGACTCTGGTATAAACTGGCATGATGATGGTAAAAACTGGAAGTATGGGGCAACTTATTATTTAAATAATAGATGGAATGAAAATTGGGGAGGTGAATTTATGTTTTCTAGCGAAAAAGATCATGGTTGGATTCCACCTGTAGGTAATTGTTTGGTAATAATAAAAGCTCCATTTAAACATAAAGTAAATCCTGTTTTAAGTCCAATCCTACCAAGAATTTCAGTACAAATGTTTATAAGATAAAGGAAAATAAATGGAAGAAAAAACTGTTAACATAAATAATTTTATAGGTGTATATGATAATTATATTACTTCAGAAGAATGTAACAAAGCTATTCAATTGTATGAGGAACAAAATAAATTTAATAATACACTTAATAGAATAGGTTTTGAAAAAGCATCTATATTACAAAAGCAAGATCAACAATTTTTTGTAGAACCCCATAATATAAATGTTTGGTGGGAAACATTAAAACCTATGATTTTTAATTATGATATAGCTTTTAAACATTATATTAAAAATATAGGAGCAGACGAAATTTATCAAACAGATTTTCATTTTACTGGTTTAAAAATACAAAAAACTTTACCTACCGAAGGATATCATGTCTGGCATATAGAACATGGAAAAGGATTTAGTAATGAACCAAGAGCTTTTGTTTTTTCTGTTTATTTAAATGATGTAGAAGAAGGCGGAGAAACAGAATTTCTCCATTTTTCAAAAAGAGTAAAACCTAAAACAGGTAGAATAGTTATCTGGCCTGCTGGATTTCCGTATGTTCATAGAGGTAATCCACCTTTATCTGGTGAAAAATATATTTTAACTTCTTGGATGATGTTAAGATAATTATGAATAAATTAAATTTACAAATAAAAGATAATTTTTTTACAAAAAAAGAATATAGTATTTTAGTAAATAACTTAAATAAAATTCACTGGTCTCCATCTATAAATGATGGAGGTAATTATGGTTTTAGTCATATTTTTAAAAAAACAAATAAAAATAAATGGTTATTTGATAAAATCAAATTACAATTTTTTCCAAATAAAAAATTAAAAACTAAGTCAGCTAGATTTAATCTTAGACATAATAAAACGGAAGTAAAACCCCATTTAGATATCATTCCAAAATATAACTGTTTAATTTATTTAAAAGGAGAAGAATTGACCTACAATGGAACCGGATTCTATACTAAAGGTAATTTAAATACTTATGTTGGATTTACAGAGAATAGAGCTTTATTTTTTAACGGTCGTTATGTATATCACAGTGATTTACAAGCTTTAGGACCTAGTTCTCCTAGATATTCTTTAAATATTTTTTATTCTTAATACTATGAAGAGTAAGAAGTAGGTCTAACACCTAGTCTAGCAATTTTTTCAGCTTCAGTTTCTGTAGAATCACCATTTTCATCTACTGCATTATTATTATCCCAATCAGATTGTAATTGAGTTAAATGAGCTGCATCCCATCTATCGATGAACTGTTGCATATCAATACCTTTATCAGACAAAGAACAATGGGGTGTTTCATCTTTATGTTCTACTTCATCCGAAGTATTAGAAGTACCTGATTGAATAGCCCAAATATTTTGAAAATCAGTAGTTGCCCAAAAAGCATTATCATCAATAGTGTAAGCATTTCCAGCTCCATCACCTGATTGTTTTATAATTACTTTGTCTTCAAATACTACTGTCCAATTTGCGTTTGTTGCCATATCTTCTCCTATGTCTTAATAATATAAATAATGGTTAAATAAGGTTGTAAAACTGATGTTGCATCACCGGTAAAAGTTGCACTCATGTTGTGTTGGTGACCAGAACCTGAACCTGCCGATCCTGTGTTAGTTAAATTTAAATAAGTTTGAGGAGCTGCAGGACCACCAAAGTTTATTCTTATACCAGGATTAGGAGCTGCTCCTTGGCTATGTGAGTGACTAGCAAGTTGTGCTGTTGATAAAGTTGCATTGGCTGTAGAACCACCAACATTACCAGTTGCTGCTACAGTATTTGCTCCTGCTGTTGACCCTAAAGCTTTATTGTTTGATTTTCCGACTGCAACGTTATCTTGTAAATCAGGTACAAGAAAAGTTGATGAACCATCACCTGCACCGTAAGTTGTACCTACGATTGCAAATAATGCAGAGTAAGTTGATCTTGAAACTGCTTGACCATTACATTCTAAGAAACCTGTTGGCACTGATGCAGAAGACCACGGCACAATAGTTGCTGTAGGAATTCCCTCGATACCTGTAAGGTTTGCTCCTGAAAAATCGTATTTTGTTGCTTCGTAATTTGACATATTATTTCTCCGTGTAAGTCCATCCTGTTGTAGCATCTCCAGAAAAAACTAATGAAAAAGCTGCGCCTTGAGTATTAACTACAAGATCAGATGCTGCATTAGCTATATTAGAAGAGTTTCTACCAACAGTCAACGCGTTAGTATTGAAATCATAACCTTGATCTACAAATGTAACCTCATCACCTGTTGCAGGTGATGCTGGAAGCGTAATTGTTACTGCTCCACCATTTGTGTTTACTAAAAGTTGAGCACCAGCTTGAACTGTTTCTGCTGCTGAGACTGCTCTCCATTTTCTGTATTCGTTTGCTTTAACAATATTAGTACCATCTGAATACAACGTATAACAATTTCCCTCACATAAAAGAACACCTGTTCCAGAAGAAGTTTTAAAAGTTAAAGTGTTTCCTGCATGATCACAACCATCAATTACAGTGTATACTTTTTCTACAGAATCAGGAATACTAACTGTTCTATTTCCCGACAAAGTTCCTGTTAATTTTATAACTTCATTTTTACCATTAGATAAAGCACCATTGGTAAATGTTAAAGATCTATTAGCATTAGTTACGTTAAAAGTGTCATAACCACCAATTGCTTGTTCTAAAATTAAAAGGTTAGTGTTTGTAATTTGTCCCCAAGTTCCCGAGTTTTCACCGGTTGCTTGAACTGTAAGTTTTAAACTTGCTGATGTTGAATTCGCCATATTAAATTCCTTATATCGTTTATTTTATAAAAATAAAGAGTTAGTGTCAAACTCTTTATGCAACGACCTCTCTCCAGCCTGGAGGATCTATTGGAGCGGAACCTGTATTTACTTCGTTCCAGATAAGAGCATTACCACTTCCCACTGTTGCAGTCAACCCAAAACCATTAAAAGTTGCAGTAACATCTGTAAATCCAGATACTGAAGCAACTCTTGCTAATAGTGGATTTCCAGTAACATTGACTTGTTGATTTAAGTCTATTGTCTCATTACCTAAAGCAGCGCTTAATCCAAAACCTGTTACACTAGGAGAAACACTACCTGAAAATCCTAAAGTACCTAAAGCACCTATCATGAAGTTTCCAGTTATTGCTGCGTCAGGTGCAGGATCGACAGCACCTAAAGTTAATTGAGCTACATTTAAAGTATTAGCAACAACAGTTGCACCACCGGTAATTTCTGTTGGAGTTCCTAAAGCTCCAGTCATTGCAATTCCAGAAACATCTGCTTGCACAGAACTTCCAGCATCACCCCAATCATTTATTGACCAACCAAGTCTACCCCAACCTTCATTGTTAAATGCTTCAACAGTACCAAGACCCATAGTAGCTCCGATACCAACTGCCATTGCATCAGGACCCGCATCTACTGTCCCTAAACTATTTGTAAGTGGAATACCTGTTGGTGAAACTTGAGCTAAACCAAAAGCTGTTACGCTTCCAAGACCGGTCGTTAATGTTTGATTGTTATTTGTAGATGGACCTGTGTTAGCATCAGCTGATGTAGTAACACTTCCTAAATTAAATGTTGCAGAAATACCTGTAGGAATAAGAGTACCAGCTATACCCCAACCTTGAAGACCCCATTCTTGTCTACCCCAACCTACATTAACTTCAGTTGAACTTGACTCGTCTCCGAGTGCTGCAGACATACCAAAGCCTGTAACGATAGGCGTTGGATTCGCATTATCGTTCCATTGGTTTTGACCCCAAGAGCCAGTATTCCAAGTTCCTGATGCCATAGGAGGTTACCTCCTATTTAACCAGAGATTCTTAAAATCGCTGCTGTTGATGTTGGTGCTGGAAACTGAACTGTAAACGTACCTGAAGTAGCTGTTTTATCTCCACCAAAATCTAAAACACAAACTGCAGAGTTAGTAGTTGCAGATGATGTGTTATAAATTAAAGCTCCTCTAGCTGTCAAAG